GCGGCGGGAGGGTGGCGAGGTCGTCTACCTGACCGATGGGGAGCAGCGCGTGGTGCGCCGCGCGGCAGCTGCCAGCTCGTTTGTCGCCGTGACGCTCGTCTCGCCCTACTCGGGCGACGACACGGAGAGCGTGCTCGGCTCGTGATCGGGGCGCATGAACTCAACAGGACGTTGGCCGTGTGGCGCCCGGTCACGGACGACGACGGGGCTGGTGGCCAGACGGTCACCATGACGGACATCGGCGATGTGCGCGCCCGGGTGTCGCAACCCTCCGCTGCCGAGCGGGTGGCTGCGATGCAGGCCGGCGCCGAGCTGTTGATGCCGGTCTACCTCGCCCCGGACGCGGACGTGAGCCGCGGTGACGAGCTGCGCGGCGATGGCGAGGTGTACCGGGTCAAGGCGACCGTTCGGCCGTCCGAGGTCGAGTACCTACGGGCGGACTGCGAGCTTGTCCAGGTCGAGCCGGAGAGCGAGGGCACGTGATCACAATCGTCGTCTCCGCGACGGTGGTTACGGATGATCCCGGGCATGCCGCCCGCGCCGCTGAGGTACTGGCCAGGGCTGCTGCCGGCCTGGTGCTGGAGGGAATCACGGTAAGCGTGTCGATGGCCGTACCGGATGAGGACACGTGATCAGGGCGGTCGTACTGGGTGCGCCCGACCTGGGCGGTCCGGCGATGGAGTGCTGGCACGATGACGTGGTCGACGGCGCGCGGGCGCTCGGATGGAGCGTCGAGTACCTGCGGGTACGTGGCGCACCGGTCGATGACATCGTGCGGGCAGCAAAGGGCGCCGATCTGCTGCTCTGGCTACGCACGGTGTCCCACAACCCGCGCGGTGACGGGTACGCCATGCTGCGACGCATCGAGGATGCCGGCACGGCCACCGTGGGCATCCACATGGATCTCTACTGGGGGATCCGGATGCGCGAGCAGCGCATCGGCGCCGAGGCGTGGTGGTCCGCTCAACACGTGTACACCGCCGACGGCGGGCCGCGGGACTGGGCCGGTCGGGGAGTCAACCACAGATGGTGTCCACCCGCCTTCGGCACCCGGTACCTGGGCCACGGCCGGCGTGATCCGACGGTCACCGCGCGAGCGGCATTCGTGGGCTCGTACGCGCCGCGGCTGCACGGCTCGCACCGGGCGCACCTGATCGCGTGGGGCCGGCGCCAATGGCCGGGCGCCTTCCTGCACGTCGGCGACAGCCGGCGCACCCGGCTGTATCACCGCAAGCTCAACGATCTGTTCGCGTCGATCGATGTCGTGCTGGGGGATTCAGCGCCGGCCGAGCGCTACTGGTCCGACCGGGTGCCGCGCACGCTCGGACGTGGCGGGTTGCTCGCCTACCCACGCACGGATGGTCTGGCCGAGCAGGGCTTCACCGATGACGCGATGCTGCTCTACGACCGGGGTCGGTTCGATCAGATTGCTGAGCGGCTGCACGCGTTATCCCCGGTTGGCCGGCGGATGATGACCGCCAACGCCATCCAGGTCGTTCGCGAGCGGCACACCTGGCCGGTACGGCTGGCTACGATCGCATCCGAGGTGCTGCCATGACGTGGACGATCCTCATACCGACGCTCGGGCAGCGCAACCAGATGCTCTCCCGTCTGCTGACCACGTTGCTACCGCAGGTTGAGCCATACCGCGGCGCGGTGCGGGTGCTGGCGTACTACAACAATGGCTCTCCGTCGCTGGCCCACATCCGCCAGACGCTGGTCGAGGCGGTCCGCACCCCGTATATGTCCTTTGTGGACGATGACGACGGAGTGCCTGACTACTTCGTTGACGAGACGATGGCCGCGCTGGCCAGCGGTCCGGACTACGTCGGCTGGCAGACCCAGTACTACGCCGATGGCGTCAAGCGCGAGCCGCTGATCGACCAGAGCTTGCGGCACGAGCGCTGGTATGAGGACCGCCGGACCGGCGCTCTGTACCGCGACATCACACACATCAATCCCATGCGTACGTCCATCGCGCGCCTGGCGGACTTCCGGCGGGTGCGACCGGGCCGGGCCGAGGATCGGGCGTGGGTCGCGCAGCTACGCGGCAAGCTGCGTACCGAGGTCTACATAGACAAGATCATGTATCACTACTTCTGGACGTCCACGGGTACCTCGTGGCAGCACCCGGAACGCATCCAGCCGGGGCCGCGACTGGAAGTCGACCACCCGTATTTCAGGTATCACCACGAGGGGGGCGCCGTGCAGTTCGAGAGGGGACTCATCGAGGTGCAGCCTGCCGATGGCTGGCGCCGGTACCAGCCCGGTGAGGTCAGCCCGGTTCCGCCCGGTCCTGACAAGGCGCCCGGTGTCGACCTGACCTTGTCGCTGCGATCGCTGGCCATCAACGAGCACGTGCAGGGTGGCATGCTCAAGATGCCGGCAGACCTGCGCCGGTACCAGCAGATCATTGCGGCGACGCGCCCTCAGGTGATCGTCGAGACGGGGACGCTGACCGGTGCGTCGGCGTTGTGGTTCGCCAGCTACGGACTCGACGTCATCACGGTGGACGTTGATCCACAAATGCCTGACTGGGCCCAGCACGACCGGATCACCTATGTGGTTGGCGACTCGGCGGATCCGGCGGTCGCACGCTACGTCCGCGAGCTGGTCGCCGGTCGGCGCTGCATGGTCTCGCTCGACTCGGATCACAGCGCGGCGCACGTCACCCGGGAGATCGAGCTGTACGGGCCGCTGGTCTCGCCCGGGTGCTATCTGGTGGTCGAGGACGGCATCCTGGGCCACGCACCACCCTCGTTGCTGGCGCAGCACGGGATGCGCGGGATGGTCGGCTCGCCGCTGGACGCCATTGCGGCGCGGCTGGCCGGCGCCACGGGTTGGACGCGCGACCTGGACATCGAGCAGGCCAACCCGGTCACGCACCACGTTGCCGGGTGGTGGCGCCGTGACGGATGAGCTCGTCGTCATCACGCCGTCCCGCGGGCGCCCACGCCAGCTCGCCGAGATGATCGAGATGGTGACCGAGACCACGTACGGGCACGTGCGGGTGCTGCCCTGCCTCGACGACGACGATCCCGAGCTGGTCGAGTACCGGCGAATCCTGCCGTCCTCGCCACGGTTGGTCGGTCCGCGCAAGACGCTGGTCGGCTGGACCAACCACGCCGCGCGGGTGTTGCTCGACCAGCGCGACCCGCCGCGTTATCTCGCGTCGCTCGGTGATGACCACCGGCCACGTACGGCGCACTGGGACCAGCTGCTAATCACCGCGCTCGATGGTCGGCCGGGCATCGCGTACGGGGACGACCTGTACCAGCACGAGCGGGTGCCCACGGCGTGGGTCGTGTCGACCGAGATCGTCCGGGCGGTCGGCTGGATGATGCTGCCGAGCTGCGAACACCTGTACGTGGACAACGCCGTGCGCGACCTGGGCTTGACGGCCGGGTGCCTGGTGTACCGGCCGGACGTGGTGATCGAGCACATGCACCCGGTGGCCGGCAAGGGCGAGTGGGATGCCAGCTACCGCGACAGCAACGGGTCGCGCTTGAAAGCTCGCGACCGTGACGCGTACCGGCGGTGGGTCCGGAGCGGGTTGGATGACGACGCGGCCAAGATCCGCGCGATACGAGAGGGAGCAGGCCAGCGTGTCTGAGATCATGATCGCGGTACGGCAGGGACACATCCGTATCGACGGGCGCCGGTACATCGTCCGGCGCGGCGTTACCACGGCGCACCGGGATCACCCGATCGTGCGCGACCACCCGAATCTCTGGGAGCCGATCAAGATCGACTACCCGATGCCGGATGGTGCCGGCTCTGTGGGGGCCGGCACCCCGTCCGGTGAGCCGGACAACGCCGTGGTGCGCGCGTGGGCCACGGGGGCGGGTATTCCGGTCGCGCCCTACGGCAAGGTGCCCTCTGCTGTGATCGAGGCCTACCGTGCCGCCCACGCAGCCCCCTGAGGGGCCGTCTGCGCCGTTGACCCCCCGGCGCATGGCGCGCCACCATGCCGCGCTCGATGACACGCCCAGAGCCGTCGTGTGGGCGCTGGTGGCCATCGCTGACGAGCTGGCCGAGATACGCCAGGCGCTGAAGCGGGCGCCGCGCTGATGCCGAGCTGTCACTACTGCGGCCGAGCGGACCGCGAGGTGCGCCCCTACGGTCCCGGGGGCGCCACGGTGTGCCATCCGTGCGCGACCGAGACGCCGGAGCGCCAGGCGATC